GTGGTGTTCAACTAGGTGTCTCAACTCGTGGTATGGGTAGCCTTGAGCAGCGTAGTGGTACTGCGTATGTCAAGGATGACTTTATTCTTAATACGGTTGATATCGTACAAGATCCATCTGCACCGAACGCTTTTGTTAATGGAGTTATGGAAGGTGTCGAGTGGGTCTGGAATAATGGAATCATTGAAGCTCAAGAAATTGAAAAAATAGAGACTGAAATTAAGCGTGCTCCGCGTTCGGACCTTTACGAGGTTCAAACTCGCGAGTTTAAGAATTTCCTCTCGTTATTGAAATCTAACTTATAAGGAGTCAAATATGACTGATCAAGTAGAAAATCAGGATATTGAGCTCGACGAGGGAATCGAAGAAGCTCACGATCCAAAGAACGCAGAACAGCAATCTGTTGCGGCAACGGATAAAGCAGGTGATGCCACTGGTAAAGCGCCGACGCGCAAGGGTGACAACACTAAGCAAGATCCAATGCCAAAAACTAAAGCTGGTCTGATCACTGCAATGAATAGCCGTATGGCTGGCATGGACAAAATGGCCTTGACAGCGATGTACAAAATGGAAGAAGTAGAAGCTGATGAATCTTCTACGGTGATGGTTGAAGCTCCAGAAGTAGAATTTTCCTACTCAAATGAGCTCGATGCATTGGTCGAATCTGAGGCAACTCTTTCAGAAGAGTTTAAAGCCAAAACAGCTTTGATCTTTGAAGCAGCAGTAAAAGCGAAACTTTCAGAAGAAGTCGATCGTTTGGAAGAAGCATATAAAACCGAATTAGCGGAAGAAGTTGCTTCAACTAAAGAAGACCTCGTAGAGAAAGTAGATAGCTACCTCAACTATGTGGTTGAGAATTGGATGGAAGAAAACAAATTAGCTGTACAAGCTGGTTTGCGTACCGAAATCGCAGAAGGCTTTATGAGCAAGATGAAAGATCTGTTCGTAGAATCTTATGTAGAAGTACCAGAATCCAAAGTCGACCTGGTTGACGAATTGGCACAAGCTAATGAAGAGCTCGAAGAGTCCTTCAATGATGCAATGTCAAAAGCTCTTGCACTTGCAGAAGAAGTAGAATCATTTAAGCGTGATGCGGTTATCCGTGAAGCGTCTAAAGATCTTGCTGAAACTCAAGTAGAAAAGCTAACATCATTTGTCGAAAATATTGATTTCGAAGATGCTGATACTTTCGCCGAGAAAGTAAAAATCATCAAAGAAACTCATTTCGCAAAGAAAACCGCTGAGTCTTCAATTGTTGAAGATACTGAAATGGACACAGATGAGTCTGTAGAAGTTTCTGGACCAATGGCTCAGTACCTAGAAGCACTTAGAAAATCTAATCGATAAGGAGATCCTATAATGGATACATATGATCGTCTCGTAGAGAAATGGTCTCCGGTTCTTAATGAAGAATCAGCAGGCAAAATCTCTGACGCCCACAAGAAAGCAGTAACTGCTGTCATTCTTGAAAATACAGAAAAAGCTCTAGCCGAGCAAACTAACCAAGAGCAAGGTTTCTTGTCAGAAGCAGGTACAACAACTGCTAGTGTTGCTAACTGGAACCCTGTACTTATTTCACTAGTACGTCGTGCTATGCCAAACTTGATGGCATATGACGTATGTGGTGTTCAGCCTATGGCTGGTCCAACAGGTTTGATCTTCGCAATGAAGTCAAACTACAAAAACACAAAATCAGGTGTTTCTGCAAATGATGAAGCACTGTTCAACGAAGCAGCGTTCAACTACTCAGGTGACTCAGGTACAGTTGCAATGGGTGCATCACCATCAGGTCTTGCTGGTGTAGATTCATCTTCTACTGGCCCAGGCACAATCGATGACGAGCGTGTTGATCCATTGGCCGGCTTAGATCTGTATTCAACTGCAGAAGCTGAAGGATTAGGTGCTACTGGCGGTCAACAGTTTGCTGAAATGGGTTTCACCATTGAAAAATCAACTGTAACAGCCAAGTCACGTGCATTGAAAGCAGAGTACACACTCGAGCTTGCACAAGACTTGAAAGCTATCCACGGTCTTGATGCAGAATCAGAATTGTCAAACATCTTGTCAACCGAGATCATGGCAGAAATCAACCGTGAAGTTGTACGTACAATCAACAGCCAAGCTAAAACTGGTGCTGGTACAGCTAACACTGCTATCAACGGTATCTTCAACCTAGCAACAGATGCTGATGGTCGTTGGTCAGTTGAGAAGTTCAAAGGTCTGCACGTTCAGCTAGAGCGTGAAGCTAACCAAATCGCAAAAGACACACGTCGCGGTAAAGGTAACATCATGATTTGTTCATCAGATGTCGCTTCAGCACTGGTTGCTTCAGGTACTTTGGATTATGCTCCAGCATTGTCAACAAACTTGAATGTAGATGATACAGGCAACACATTCGCAGGTGTTCTGAACGGTCGTATGAGAGTATACATCGATCCGTATGCAACTGCTGATTACATCACTGTTGGTTATAAGGGTACTAACCCATATGACGCTGGTGTATTCTATTGCCCATACGTACCATTGACTATGGTCCGTGCTGTTGGTGAGAATGACTTCCAGCCACGTATCGGGTTTAAAACTCGTTATGGTATGGCGTCTAACCCATATGTAGGTGGCACACCTGCAAATGGTCTGGCTGCAGTTAAAACCAACCAGTACTACAGAATCTTCCGTGTTGATAACATCTTAACATAAGATTAAGAGTTTCGGAATTACTGGGGGCGGCTTTTAGTCGCCCCTTTTTTTATGTTAATTAACTGTGTACATTTCAATCGTAATATGATAGTATAAATAGAATAAAGTTTCGGAGGGTGATATGCCTGATTTAAACACAAATATAACAGTTGATGTTAGTACTACATCAAGCTCATCTGGCTTGAATAATCTAAATTATTTGCAGCCTTCTGCATTTAAACTCACAATTGATCGCAAGCATTATGCAAATCTAGAATTTTTTTGCCAGACTGTTTTACATCCGTCGTTATCAGTAAATTCAATGGAAGTTCCTTATAGGAATATTTCTTCTGTGCCTTTTGCAGGTGATAAGCTAACATTTACTGAGCTTACCTGTATAATTATCGTAGATGAAAATTTAAATTCTTATACAGAAATGTTTAATTGGATGAACAGAATGGTTCAGACAAATGAATCCAGAGCTCTTGATAGAACTAGTACAGTGCCTCCTACATATTCTGATATTACACTTTCTATATTATCAAGCCACAATAATACTACAAGAACAATAAGATATACTGACTGTATTCCTACAAGTCTAGGTGACATGTCATTAGAATCTACAAGCGGAGATGTTCAATACATTACATTTCCGGCCACATTCAGATTTACTACCTTTGAACTAAAATAAATACACTTATATTATGAGGATATATTATGGACTTAAAGAACATTCTTGAAGAATGGGCTGCTGATAGTGCTATTGATAGAAATAACTTAGATGAAACTTCTAGGATTACTCCAGCATATCACGCTAAATATCTGCAATGGCTGGCCGAAGCAAAGCTGGCAAAGAAGCGTGCAGAGCTTTCACAGAAAAAATTACTCAAGAAAAAATGGCTTTACTATAACGGCAAAATGGATCGCGATGCAATAGAAGCATTAGGCTGGGAGCCGGATCCGTTTGATGGCCTTAAAATTATGAAGGGTGAAATGGACTATTATTATGATAGCGATCCAGAGATTCAAACTAGCGTTGAAAAAATAGAGTACTGGAATACAGTTATAGATACATTGAAAGAGATTGTTACAAGTCTGAATTGGAGACATCAGACAATAGGTAATATGATCAGGTGGCGCCAATTTGAGGCAGGTTCATAATGTTTAATCACGTCGAGCACGGCATAACTCTTCCTAAAATGACAAGGAAAACTTTAAAAACAGGCCGTAAATATTTTACGCCTGAAGGTAATGCATATCCTTCTATTACTACAGTTTTAGGTGCGCTAAGTAAAGATGGCATTATGAAATGGCGAAAAAGGGTAGGTGAAGAAGAAGCAAATAAAATATCCTTTCAGGCTGCTAGCCGGGGCACGTCAGTCCATAAGCTGGCAGAAGATTATTTAGACAATATAGAAGGGTGGGATAAAGATGCGATGCCCAATAATCTATATACTTTTAGTCATCTAAAAGAAATTATAGATAAGAGGGTAAATAACATATGGTTCCAAGAAGAATTTTTATACAGCGACAAGCTCAAATGCGCAGGACAAGTTGACTGTATTGCAGAGTTCGATAATCAGCTTTCTATCATAGATTTTAAAACAGCACGTAAACCTAAAAAAGTAGAATGGATTACTAACTACTTTATACAGGCATCATTCTATGCTGCAGCCTTCTATGAAAGAACTGGAATTCCAATAAAACAAGGTGTAATTCTTATAACCGTAGATCATAGTGAACCTCAAGTGTTTACTGTAAATACGCATGATTATCTACCGCTGTTTCTTGATGCGAGAAAAAAATATAATGGCTGAATTTACGGTACGTTTAAAAGATTATAGTATGCTGTATGTAGACTGCGAGCCTGGCTATGCCGCAGAATTATCTGAATATTTTTCTTTTTACGTACCAGGGTACAAGTTCATGCCGGCCTATAAGCATAAAATATGGGACGGCAAGATTAGATTATTTAATCGCATAACTGGAGAGCTCTCTGCTGGGCTATATGTATATTTAATAAAGTTTGCAGCTGAGCGGTCATATTCTGTTGACACTGAAGGGTCAAGCTATGGCTTTCCTGTTCCGGCGAAACCTTCTCTTCAAGATATACCTCATCTACTAGCTGACGAAGCACTTCCATTTCAGCCTCGAGAATATCAATACGATGCGATTGAAACAGCCCTAACACGAACTCGAGCAATTCTTTTATCTCCTACAGGATCAGGGAAGTCATTCATTATTTATCTGCTAGCCAAATACTGGTTACAATACATTACAGAAGGTATTGGTTACCCTAAAGGTAGTAGAATATTAGTTATTGTACCGACTACGTCGTTAGTCGAGCAAATGCACCAAGACTTTGTCGACTACGGTCAAAACCCTGAAGGCATGCATAGAATATATTCAGGAAAAGATAAGAATACAGATAAGGCCATTATAATATCCACATGGCAAAGCATATATAAATACCCTAAGAAATGGTTTGAGCAATTCGGTATGGTTATAGGTGACGAGTGTCATGGGTTTAAATCCAAGTCACTGTCATCAATTATGAATAAGGCCACTGAAGCAAAATATAGATTCGGTACAACCGGAACTTTAGATGGCACGCAGACACATAAACTAGTACTTGAAGGTCTGTTTGGTCCAGTGTATCAAGTTACTAAAACTAAAGACTTGCAAGATGATGGCACACTTGCACCATTAGATATAAAGGTTCTTTTATTAAATTACTCAAAGAAGGTAAGGGAAGAATTTGGTAAAAAGTCATATCAAGATGAAATTGATTTCATTATCGGAAACGAGTCTCGTAATCGCCTCGTTCGTAATTTGGCTATTGATTCTAACGGAAACACTCTGGTTTTATTCCTACGTGTGGATGCTCATGGAAAACCCCTTTATGAAATGATAAATAAGAAGGTAGGTA